ATTTCAGCAAAAGTTTGTTGTGTACCGAAGCGAACTAAAGAAGGCGGGCGATTCAACTTCTACATACCGTGCGCTATCCCGTGAAAATAGAAAAACGGGTGATGGTAAAAACCCATCTTGCGCAATGATTGATGAAGCGGCGCAGATTACAGAACGGTCATCGATTGAGGTTTTACATTCGGGTATGGGTGCGCGTAAGAACCCTTTGCGTATGTACCTAACAACTGCAAGTTTCACGAAAGAAACCAAGTTCTACGAAGATTTGAACCACCTTAGAACGGTGCTACGCGGTGCGGCTGAAGATAACTACCGTTGGTTTGGTTTACTTTATTCCATCGATGCGGGTGATGAATGGTCAAATGAAGAAACATGGGCAAAGGCAAACCCCATGCTTGGCATTTCCGTGACCACCGAACACATTAGGCACATGGCGCACGAAGCGCAATCTAAGCCCGCAAGCCTTAATGAATTCCTATGCAAGCAATTAAACATTTATGTTTCGGCTAACAGCGCATGGGTTGACCGCCGATATTGGGATGATTCAGTTTGCCCGATGCCTGAAGATAAGCCCGAATCAACTTTCATTGCTTTTGACTTGGCATATTCACGCGACTTAAACGCGGTATGCACTTTGCACCGATATTCTGAAGAAAAGTTCTTTGCAGAATTTCAATTCTTTTTACCTGAAGAAAGTTTAGACCTAATCCCCAATCACTATAAGCCAACTTTTTTGCAAGCCCATGCAAGCGGCATATTGAGATTAACCCAAGGTAATGTGACCGACCTTAACGAAGTGGAAACGTACATTAAGCAACAATGTATTAAGCACAATGTTAAAGAAATCGGATACGACCCGTACAACGCCGCGTCATTGGTGGCTAATTTGTATGCTGAGGGTTTACCCGTAAAGAAGGTTGGGCAAGGTATGGCGGTTTTGTCCAATCCATCTAAAACCGCAGAACAATTGATTCTGAAAAAGGGAATCATGCACGATGGCAACCCGTTTGTTGGTTGGCAATTAGGGAACGCCGAGGTTTACACCGATGTAAACGGAAATGTCAAAGTTCGCAAGAATGAAGCCGATACATCCGCAAAAGTTGACGGAATTATTGCAATGATTATGGCTTTGCATTGCCATCTAGACAATGTTTTTATTTCTGATACATTTGGATTTAGAAGTTTTGAATGGTAAACCATCAAGAAATTGGGTAAAAACATGGCTATTTTTGACATTTTCAAGCGCAATAAAGACCAAAAAAACGAATCAAATGTGCTATTTGGTCAATCTGCGCTAGGTAATAACATTGTTTATCAGGGTTCTAAACAAGCCCCGAATGTCAATACTCAAATTCTTTATGTAACCACAGGCGCGACTAATAACGCGGGTCGCCCCGTGGATATGTCATTGCTTACGCGCAATTCCACAATCATGGCTTGCGTTGCAGCAAAAGCCCGTGCATTGTCCCAACTGCCTATTCGCGTGGTTAGTCAATCCGAAGATGGCACTTATGTAGATGCCGTTAAATCTGACTTAGTAGGCGCACGGGATAAGGCTAAAGCCAAGCAAGTGGCAAACCTTTTGGCACAACCTAACCATTTCCAAAGTACCTACGAATTTTGGTATCAATGGTTAATGTGGTACGAATTGGCGGGCGAAGCGTTTACCCTTTGGTGGCGTAAAGACCAAAAGAGTACAACGGAAACCCCGTTAGAAATGTACCTTTTGGATTCAACCCTAATTGCCGTAACAATCACCCCTGCCCGTTACCCATCGTATCGTTTAAGTACGCCAAGTTACGGTTTTAACCGTGATGAACCGCTTAACTTTAACCAAGTGATGCACATTAAAGAAATGAATTGGCAAGGTTCTGCGGGTTTTAACAAAGGCATCTTGGCGGCTGAATTGGTTTCGCTAGACCAAGATATTGATTTGTACGCGAACTACATTATGCAAAACGGCGCAAAGCCAAGCGGTATGTTTACTAGCGAACAAGTTATTCCTGATGCCAAATACAAAGAAATTGCTGCCCGTTTGAAAGAAGCATGGTCGGCGATGGTTTCTAGCCGCCCAAGCGACCCAAGCAAAGCGGGTCAAGGTATGTTACTTGACCAAGGCATGAAGTACACGCCATTGGATATGTTGACATTACAAGATACCGATGCGGCTAAGTTGAAAGAACAAACCATGAAGCGTATTTGCGGTTTGTTTGGCGTACCCGCTGCAATGATTGGTATTGGCGAAAGCAAATACAACAATACACAAACAATGATGGATGAATTCTATAAATCCACCATGTACCCAACCTTAATTAACATTCAGCAGAAATTAAAGCAACATTTGTTTGTTGGCTACCCCAATTTGTCTATTGAGTTTGATACGCGCAATTTCTTGAAAGGCGCACCATTAGACCAAATGAATTTTGCCACCGCGGGCGTTAGTAACGGGATTATGACCCCCAACGAAGCGCGTGAATATTTGGGTATGCCCAATATCGATGGCGCTGATGAATTGATTGATAAGGGCGGTAAAGATAAGCCGATTATTGGTACATCACCCCAAGATACAGGCGGCGGCGGTGGAAACCAAACCCGTAAAATGAATATCGGCAAGTAAAAATAAAGTGTCCACTATTTTTAAATTAGTGATAGCATCGCTTGCAACATACAAGCCAAATACAGAACCGCCCCCAAAAAGAGGGCGACCACCTAAGTTAATACAAGACATCGACCGAACAAAAATCGATGAGGTAATCTATGACCGTAAAAAACCTGATGATGGTTTGCGAAGCCAAATTAGTTTTGGAAAAGCAGGGCGAAAGCACAGGAAAAATTGAAGCGACTGCTACCACTTGGGGGGCAAGAATCGGGGAAGATGGTAGGCGTTTTAACTACCAACCCGAAGGCTTTATGCAATGGGCTGAAGATTTTGCGAAATTAGGTCGTCCGCTACCAATGTTTGTAAATCACGATGCCGATGCAATCCCCGTTGGTGAATGGACTGCATTTGAGTTTGATGATACAGGCATGAAAGCCGAAGGGCGTTTGTACACAAACACCACAATGGGTTCAGACCTTTATAAAGTTATGCAAGAAAGCCCCGCCATGTTTGGCGGCGTTTCCGTTGGTGCTTATGCTGAAGAATACCAAATGGTAAATGCTGATGGCGAACCCGACCAATCTGATGAAGCGTATTTCCAAATTACCAAAGGTGGTTTGCGCGAAGTATCCGTAGTGATGTACCCGAACAACCCAATGGCTGAAGTAAGCAAGTTGGAATATTTCCGACCTGATGGTTCTGCCGATTTAAAAGTTTTGGAACAAGCCTTGCGTGAAGTTGGGCTATCTAAAAAAGATGCGGTAGCCGCCGCATCTACATTCAAGAAAGTGTTAGAACTGCGCGATGTAGTTGTAGCACCAATTGAAATTGCGCCTATTTTGAGTGATTCAAATGCGGAGGCTACCGAAGCGGAAATTCTTGCGGCTCTTGAAGCCCGTGAACTTCTAAAAATTCTTGATACCAAACTTAAAGGTTAAATCATGTCACAAGCAATCATTGAAAAATTGGATGCTATCGAAGCCAAGCAAAGCGAAAGCATTGCCGCCGTTGAAGCAAAAATCCCCGCCGCCGTTGAAGCGATTAAAAACGAAATGCAAGAAACTATTGCCGCTTTGGAAGCCAAAGTAGCATCGATTCAAGCACCCGCCGTTGTTAAGCCTTTGACAAAATCAGTACGCGCTGATGTGAACCGTTCTGTTAAAGAACAATTGGCTAATTTCTACAAAAGCAATGCCCGCGTAGAAAAAGAACTGCAAATCTTTGCTGACGAATCTCAAAAAGATGCGTATATGCGCGAGGCATCAGCATTGACTGGTTCAGGTAACAACCAAGGTGGTCGTACCGCTTATGACCCCGTGTTTGCCGCTTTGCGTTTGGCTAATCCAATGCGCGGTTTGTCACGCACCGTTGCAACTGATGGTTCTTCTTATCAATTCCGTGTCAAAACTGGCAATGCGGGTGCTGCATGGGGCTACGCCATCCAAAACAACGGCGCGGCTACAACTGAAGATACAACTATTTGGCAATTGGTTCTGCAAGACCTGAACGTGCAATTCCCAATCCGTACAGCAGCTTTGGATGACATTGACGGTTTGGAAGCAAACGTAGTTGACGATATGCTGATGGAATTCAGTCAGGCAGAGGCCCTCTCAATGGTCCAAAATAATGACCAAGGTTTGACTTCTTTGCCATACGGGGGCAGCAACGGATTGAGGGGCCTTGACCAATACGCGGGTGCTAACAGCACCTATACAGGCGGCACTTGCACCACAGCCGCATTTGGTACTAGCGGTACTGGTTCTACAAGCGGTTTGCATAGCCTTGCCACTTATGACCAATTGACCACTAACGCTAACACCGTTGGCGCTAACAACATTTCTTACGTTGACGTAATCAATACTGTATATGCTCTCCCTCAGCAGTATTGGACTCCTGACACTAAGTTTATGATTAGCCCAATCTTGTTGAACGCTATTCGCGCATTGCGTGATAGCAACGGCGCACCTATCTTCAATCGTAATGAAGGTTTGTCGGTTGACGGTATTGTTGGCACTATGTTGGGTTTTGATGTTGTTGTTAACAAGTATTGCGACACACCATCACAAACAACTACAGGTTCTGCGGGTACAAATAGTTTGTATCCAATGTACTTTGGTGACTGGACCCGCGGACATACAATCATTGATCGTTTGAACATGATTATGCGTAGATACGACCAGACGGCCCCAGGATTTATAACCTTTTTCGGGGAAAAACGCCTTGCAACATCCGTACGGGACCCTAACGCGTTGGTGCGTTACCGTTCCACAGGCACGGCTACCTAATAGTTGCGTTGCCATTAGCGGGGGGCGAAAATCCCCCGCTTTTTTTAAATAGGAATTTTAAAAATGTCTATCACCGAAAAAATCTTGAACGGAATCAAACAAGCCATCACCGAAGGCGGCAAAGTAAATATCGATTTGCGTGAAGCAAGCGCCATTACTGGTTCGGGTTCGGGTGTTGGTGGTAATGTTGTATTTGATGATGCGTTTGCGGCTTTGCGACAAGCAAACCCTTTGCGCCAAGGCTCACGCCAAATTGCGGTTAACGGCTCTGATGCCCAATTCGTTGCCAAGACAGGTAACGCCGCAAATTCTACAAACCCTTGGGGTTACACATTTACGCCTAATAGCGGTTCACCTAATGTTGATACTTCTATTTGGCAATTGCCCGTGCGCGTGTTGGTTGCACAATTGCCTATTAGAACGGCGGTGCTAAGTGATGTTAACAACCTTGATACAACATTGGTCGAAGATTTGGCGCTTGAATTTGCGCAACTTGAAGGTCAATCAATGGTGGTCAATTCAGACCAAGCGGGTAGCACAACTACATCAACTGGCGCTACTAATGGGTTGCGTGGTTTGGATAGTTACACTAGCGGCGCTACTAGCGCTTTCGGTACTAGTGGCACGGCTATTACAAATGGTATTCATACTATCGCTACGGTTAGTAACGGCGGCGTTGCGGTGACTTACAACAAGGTTGTAAACATGGCTAACGCGTTGCCACCACAATATTGGTCGCTAGAATCTACCGCTTGGCACATTAGCCCCGCAATGATTCAAACTTTGCGCCAATTAAAAGATACAGCGGGTTTGCCTTTGTTCTTGGAATTGGGCGAAAAAGACGGTTGCGCAATTGGTCACATCTTTGGTTGGCCCGTTATCCCCAATCCATACCTTTCTACAGATTTCCCTATTTACTTGGCAAACTGGAATCGCTTTTTAACAATCGGCGATACAGAACAAATGTCGGTACAAATGTTTGAACAAACACAAGCGGGTTTTGTGACGATGTACGCAGAAAAACGCATGGTTAGCACCGTGCGCGACCCGTTTGCGGGTGTTCGTATGTCTGCCGCCTAAAGGGGGCTTGAATGTCAACAGATAGCCAATTACTTGGTGCGCCTTACGGGGCGGCAACCCGCAATCCGTTTAACTATGTAAAGTTTGAACAGATTGGGCGCGATGTAGTAACGCCTTGGTTAACCTTGGATGAAATCACCAATCAAATTAACTTGTTTGAAGATGAAAGCCAAGATGGTTATTTGCAAGCATTGGAAGTTGCCGTTAGGCAAGCGATTGAAGATTACTTAGGGCTTTCTATTTTTTCCGTTACCTACCGTGTTTGGTATGGCGCAGAAAATTTAGCTAATTCACCCGTGTGTTTGGATTTGCCCGAAGTATCGCAAAACCAATACCCAAGTTTGGAAGGCGTGACAATTGACCGCGTTGCATATTGGGATAACAGCACACCACCCGTTTTAACGGTGGTTTCTGATACCGAATATTATTACGACCCAAGCGGTAACAAGGTAATCATTCAAACCTTGCCAACAAGTATCAATAGCGAAATGACCGCACCGATTATTTGCGAGTACACCACCGCACCTAATCCGCTGCAAACATATCCAGTAATTAAACAAGCGGGGTTGTTATTGTTTACGCATTTGTACAACAATCGTAGCAATACAACCGATAACCAATTAAAAGAAATTCCATTTGGTGTTGCAACATTGTTGCGCCCCTACAAACCTTTGGTGATGTAAATGGCAATTGCACGGTTTGAACAAATTACGGTTAACAACTTAGCGTTTGGCAAAAGTGATTTTGGTGAACAAAGTACATCGCAAACAACTTGGTTTCGCACCCGTGCGCGTGTTCAATCCGTTGCAAACAGTTTAAAGATTTCGGAAAAGTACCGTTTGTATCAAGATGTTGTTAATTTCATCTTGAACTACACGCCTAATACGCGGCAAATGGTGCGTAACCAAAACCTTTATTCAATCAGTTACAACGGGTACGATTGGCGAATTGACAATGTACGCGAATCTGATGATAGGATGACCGTGGTTATCTTGGCATACAGAACTGACCCAGTTACGGCGGTGTAAATGGCAACGCAACAAAATCCAGTACAGTACGGCAAAGCGATTCAGTATCAACTGCAAAGCATTGTTACGCCCGTTCCCGTGTACGCCGCGTTTAACCGTAACTTTGCCACCGAACCTAAGTTCATTACTTGGATGTTACGCAATGTTCACCAAGATGTTTACACGGGTCAAAATCAAGCCAACAAAGGCATTGACCGCCCCGTGTTTCAGATAAGTATTTTTACGCAACAGATAGAAGATGGTTTCACTATTTCCAATCAAATACTACAATCCTTGCACGGATATAGTGGGTTGTTTGGTGGTGCGACTAACGGTTTTCAAGTTGCTAAAGCCGATGTATTTTGGCTTTATAACAGTTACGACAATGATGAAAAATTAGCACAAATTTTTCTTGATTGCACACTAGATATATCAACCTGACAAGATAGTTCTTTTAACCATTCTTTTTAAGGAATAAACAAAATGGCTTTACCAAATAAAATTATGGCGGGCTTTACAGCCGCCCTTTGGATGCAAACAGGCGCTACGCCTACCCCAATTGCCGCTGCAAACTTGGATGTTTGGACTGGTGATGTTGGCGACATCGTTGGCACTACTGCTAATGGTACTGGTACTGATGGTATTGCTTTGAATGTTGAAGCCGTACCCGCATTTGGTCAGGATGATGCCGTTGCATCTTTCGGTGTTGCGGGTTCACGCCAATCGGACAAAATCCCATCGCAATCCGCACCAACATCACTTAGCATTACTGCCGCTTGGAATCCTAGCGATGCCGCTTTGTTGTTGATTCGTGGCGATGCAGAATCGGGCGTTATTGACCGCACTTTTGTGGTTACTGCTACAGCGGGTGCAAACACCGTTGCCTATGCTTTCAATGGTCGCGTTTCTCAATTCACTATTGATTCAAGCCCAAGCGCTGAAGCAAAATGCAACTTCACAATCCACCCCCGTGGTAATCAATACGGTTGGTCAAACAATACCTAATAATATGCAAACGACAATAAAAGACACTAACGACCTACTTAGTTTTCTAGTAACCCAATCCGATTCACGAAAGGATTGGTTTGGGTTTACTGCGCAGAAACTAACAGCGATTTCA